TCGCGATAGTTGTTGAATTTCAGCCCAGAAAATACGGTTTTCCATTCACCGATGTACCTGGTGATCTCCGTGCCAGGTGTACGAAGCAGAATGTAAAGGGGTACAACATCATCCCCGCCATCATCCAGGGCAATGGCTGTTTCAATGGTGAGGGTATGGGACCGTGAGCCACGAGTTTGCCCGACGGCATCCTGTGTACCGTACTCATGCCGCAGTTGCGAGTTGTTTGTTTCCTCAATGCTGTGACTCTGGATAGAGTAGATTTTCTTGCCGTCGACTTCGATAAAGACTCCTTCGTTAGCCCCAGCAGCGTATTCACGTTTTGACATTCAAACCACCTACCTTTACTGTGTGTTTTGGGCGGACACTTCGCCTGTCACACCAATATCAAGTTCTGTCAATCCAGCAATGACTTTGAAGTGATACCTTGCATTGGCTTTGCCTGTTTTCGTAGGGTCCGGCTGAACGGCGATTGTATCCGGATCTGGAGGGAAGATTTTCTCTACCCCCGGGGCCGCTTTTTCATCCAACGCAGAGTAAATGGTGTCGGCAATATCCTGGAGACGATTCATCTTGATTCTGCTGTGTCTGGCGGCAATACGTCCCTCCACAAAGGTCACGATCTCGTCAGCTGTACATACCACAGCAGGGTCTTTGAGGCCCATTTCGTCGATCGACGGATTGATATAGCTCGTTACACCCTGGAAAATTTCAACCTTCGTTCCGTTTCGAACAAAAGACATCAAGCCAGCTTCCGTCTGGGTACGGAGTGTATCCAAGTGCTTAATTTCTCTGAGGGTGTACCCGTTGATACTTATGCCACCGAATGGCATTGAAAGATCGGGCTCATTGGCAATTGCGGCAGTCGTCGCTGCGGCAGCTTCATAGGCTGGCACAGGTTTTCCAGCAAAATCAGCAAATACATCATCGAAAATCCAAATACGGTAATGATCCGACTTTGCTACGACTTCTGGAGTTCCACCACAAGTTACAACCGCCCTAATTGCATTTGTATCGCACCAGGCAAGAAACTCCTTTGCCTCAGCGATCACTGGGTCAGATGTGTCGTCGATGACAAAGAAAAAGACCCCTTCCTTCGAGGTCCCTTGGATCATGGCATTCTTGTATGCTCCGGCTTCTGGTGTAGCACCCAGGCCAACTGCGTAAAGTGTCTGCGGTCGCTGTTTCAAGGAACCGTCAGCCATCTTGGTTGCGGCACTATCTTTCCCGAAGAGAGATTCTACTTCAGACAGCGAGCTAATACGTTTTATAGACGCTGCTGTGATCGATTTCCCAATCAGGACAATCCCGCGACCCGTACCCGCTGCATAGAGTGGGTTTTTCATCTGGAAATTGCTTCGTAGGATAAGCAAAACGCTTCCCTCCTTGTGTTTATTCAAATGATGGAAAGAGACTGACCTCAGTAAATCCAGCCTCTCTCTTCTCCTTGGTCTTAATTCCCTTGTATGTTAACTCGAAGATTGCCTGAGTTGCCCCTTCGTCTGCTGGCAGCTCGTGACTGCGGGCAAACTTGAGGACAAAGGCATCCTCGAATATAAAAGCATCCTGCAGGGCGTCAAAGATACGGATGCGGGTCATTTCCCCGCCATACTTTCCGTACATCGGTATCCAGCAGTATACGGAATACCCTTTGACAACCTCTGCACTCTTTTCAAAAACAAACTCGGACCGTTCCAGGTCGATCTCTTTCAACCGCTCATTATGGCCGTAGCCTTTTGGGTTATCGAAGCCGGTATCCAACTCGAAAAAGATTACTGGCCGTTCAAGGGGAAGCTTGATCCTTTCATCATCAATATGAATGTGATCTCCTTTGACCGCAGGTCGCCCAGCTGCACACCTGCAGAAGGACGGCAAGGCTGCTTTCATCATTTGCAGTATTTGCTCTTCAATCATGCCTTACCTCACCCCCTGCAGGTTCTTTCTGAGCATGGCGCGGCCGATCTCCCGGATACGCCCGGATTGTTTGAACTCTTGCACCGCCTTGCCGATTGTTGGCCGCCCCTTCATTCGGATCGTCCCGTCATGCACGTGAGAGAAGTATCTGGCTATCTTGCTGTCACCGAACACCCGCCAGACTCCTTTCTTTACTCGCTCCCTACGATGAGCTCGTCGGAATGTTCCTGTGTTAACAGATACCGGCCAGGGTGGATCTGACTTACCTTCGTGCATGACTTCGCGATACCAAAGGTACTCGGCATTATCTTTGAAGTGCATGGCAATTCGTTTGCCGCCGTTTCGCACGCTGTCTCGTTTTGCTGTTCTGGCCTGCTTTGCCTTCCAGTCGGGATTCATGGGGCCGGACGCATATTCGATAGCCTTTTCGTGGATCTCCTCGGCAGCTTTTTCTGCCGTATCTTCAACCGCTTGTTGAACCGCCTGGCTGACACGTTGCATCTTCGTGAGCAGGCCGCTAAAGTCAACGTCAAACGACATGACTATTCACTCCTTACCAGTGCCAGCCATACTCCGATGTCATTACCTACCGGCACGGCCACCGGATTGTAAACGTGCCAGGTTCGACCTCCCCAATCAAGAAACTTGGTGTTCTCCGGAAGGTCTGGCGACAGCAACAGGTGGTCATTGTACTGGACGGGGCCTAGCCTCTCGACGTAGCCGTTGTACATCTGTAATTCCCGGCGTGACATCGCATCATATGGCAGCACAAAGGCGTGACCATCGATTGACACTGGCTCGGTCGGGAGATAACCTCGTTCATCGCACATCGGGGCGGTAGGATTCTTCTCGTGCCATACTGAATCTGGCTGTTGAAACGCTTGGGACCAACACGGGCAGCGTGTAGTGGGAACTGGTACCACAATGTATTTCACAGCCTGCCCGCGCTTCTTGGCTTGCTTCAGGACATTCCTTGCGACCTTGTTCACTTATCCATCAACTCCACTGAAATATCCCACAAAGACAGGGATATCAGGTTTCAACCAAGCTTTCATCTTGTCCCATCCGTTTGCAACCAGGTCTTTTGCGAGCCTGGCGATCTTATCCGGGTCTGGTCCGAGCTTCAGAATGCTGAAATCCAGTATCCCGTCGATTGCGTTTTCTCCCGCCACGGCAAGAAGGTACTCACCGGCACAAATCTCTTCAGCAGCGATCGGCAGGATAATGGCCAGCGCCGGGTCAGAGTCAGGAGGAACGGATAACCGCTGATCGATGAGGATACTTTGTTGTTCGATGATTGTCCGGATGCGGGTGTCCTCATCGTCGCCGACTATAACAAAGCGAGTCTTAATGGACTCAACTGTGCAATACATTAAGCATCAGCGCCGTTCAGAAACTCGTTGTAGAGAGCTACGCGCTTCTCCTTGTTGGAAATGGCTTCGTCCTTTTCGTCAGCAGCCAGGCCGAGGTCAAGCAGTTTCTTGATTTGATCAGCTGCGCTTAGTTTCTCGAAATCCTCCAGAGAAAGTGGAGCCTCAGTTTGAACCTCTGCAGGCTGTTCATTCTGAACCGGTTGGGCCGATGACTCATCATTCTCCTGCTTTTCGTTCACCTCTACGAGATGGCCCAAGTTCAACTTTGCCTTTACAAACCAATCCAGGTCTGTTTCGACCACCTTACCGGAAGGAAACTCCTGCTTCGTTTCCGGATGGATGTACAGGCGTCGCTCTTCAGATGGTTTTACTTTGATCTTTTCCATGATCAGCACTCCTTTTTGGAAAATAAAAGACGCGCAACCCTTTTGGTTACGCGCCTACGTCCAGCACTTTGCGGGCTTCCGGGTCCAGAACTTCGAAGCCACCAGTATATGAGATTGCCGAACGCTCGATTTGCGTATCAATTAATTTGTCGTACTCGATACGCAGAGGTGTGGCGATAATGCGATTGAGTGCAAAGCGAGTGTCGAGACCGATCATCTTCTTGGCTGGTACCTTGTCGCAGCGTACAGGCATACCACCGAGAATTTTTTGCGCTTCACCCGTCACGGCATACTGGTATCCCAGGAAGGCGTTGTTAAATTGGTCAAGCAGCAAGGTGTCTGTGTACAACTCCTCGTCGGCCAAGAAGATGTTTGGGTGGTATCCGTCCTTGAATTTTCCTTTGAATTTGACGAAAGGTTTGTACGCCATAGTGTTTGCCGTGCCGCCTAATTCGCTGATTTTGTAAGTATCTGCGCCACCTACTCCACCATCTCCGTTCATGAGAACCTGGATGGCCACTTCCACCTCACTCAACGCAAGGCGATAACCAAAGCGCTGGAGTTGCAGCAAGTACACATTCAGACGTTGATTTTCAATCGCTTCATAAGAGCCTTCTAACATACGGCCATATTTGAAAACAGTGATCTCCTTGTCTCCAAGGGTGATCTTGGTCTTGGGCAGTGGACCACCTTGGGAAACACGGCGGAGCTCTTGATCTTCCGGTACGTCTTCCCAAATAAGCGCTTTGTAAGTATCACTTTTACTCAAGTTGGTTGTTGTTGCAACCAACTGCTGGATGATGTTGTTCTCCTCCAAGCCTTTGCGGATACCTTGCTCAACTACTGCAGGGAATAGAAGCAGGTTATCAGTCGTCTCGAAGAACTTAGATACTTTATCCGCTTGTGCACCAAATGTTTTGATACCTCGGGCAATTAATTGTCGCTGAAGTGCTGAAGTCCCTTCAAAATTTGTGCCCTTGTACTCGACAGACGGGTCTTCTTTCTCCAGGATGTCGTTCAGGTAAACGTTTTTTACTGTTGCGTCCTGATACATGCCTTTTTCAAGAGCAATTTTTTTGAGTTCTTTCTTTGCCATTTGCAGGATCATCCCTTTCTTTTACAGTTCGATTTCAACAGTAGATGCAGTGGCATCAACCACTGATGTGAATCCACGGCCGTTTGTACCTGTGCCGGCATCTTTGACTTTTCCGGTGCCATCAACGACAACGGGTTTGCCAACGGCCAGGGTGCCAGAGTATGGGACCTTTACGTTACCGTGTGTCTCCACTGTGCAGATCCCGTCTTTCTCGAGGCGAACCAATTTCCCGGCAAACATATCGCCGTCAGCACCGAGTCCGACCTCGTTATTTCCTACCATTGCTACTGCTTTCCCTACATCAGCCTTGGTCAGGCTGGTTTTAAATGTCCGAGTACGGGCGAAAACGCCCTGATTGCTTACTCCACCCAACATTCTTCATTCCTCCTTTGGATTAAACCGTGTAGTCTTTCAGATTGATCTCTTCGGCTGTGGCTGGCTTGTCTGTATCAGGATCAGCGCCTTTTGTTTGTGGCGCGGTTGGAAACTTCTCGTCCACTCGCTTTTCGTAATCCTTTTTGATTTCCAGGAGAGAATCGATGTCAGTAACGCCCTTCATGATAATCTCCAGCGACTTCGTGCTCTCACCAAGCATGCCACCCATTCGGACGATCTCGTTACGGGTCTCCTCGAAGAACTTCTGTCCAGCCAGAGCCATCGCTGCATCAGGCGCACTATTCAACTGTTCTTTAGCTTCCTTTAGGTCATCTTCGGCCTTTTTTAAGGCGGCCTTGGTGGTAGCCAAATCGCTCGCAGCTTTTTCGGCTTCATCGACTTTCTCCTTCCACCCTTTGACAATAGAAAGAGCATGGTCGTCGTCTTTGACTTCCATGCCCAGTGATTTGAGGTATTCGATTACTTTATCCACTTCGTTTCCTCCTTCGAGACGTTTTTTCTTGGCGTCTTCTTGTTCTTGTCGCCAGCTTTTTTCTACCCCCGCGCGAGGCTGGGCGGGCACGGCTACAAAGCTCAACTCATACCAGTCACTCACACCCAAGATATACGTAAATGCTGGATTGCCGTCGTAGACTCTACCGCGAAGGTGAATGCAGTCTCCGCCGTAGTAGCTGTCACCGCAAACAGAACACTTCAGGTCAGTGTAAGAAAAGCCAACACTCACCTCTTTCAGTATCCCTGCATCGAGGTCATCAATGACTTCCTGAGTTTTATCGTTGATCGGCATGTATGCCCATGCCAAAAGTTCATGTTCGCCCTCTTCTGCTTTTCTCACTTCTGCTTTGTAAAGACGAGCAGTTTGACCGCGAGCAGTCCACCAATGGTCAAAAATTACCGTTACGCCTTTTGCCATTGAGGCCATCTGGTCAAGAGCCTCTTTGGTGAACCTGTCGTGGTCGCGATCAAGTCTTGTATCACAACACATAACAGGGAAGATGTACAGTTCTTCAGCCGCAAACTCTCGGCGCGTCATGCTGTTAATGATGGCGAGGTCGCCGTCAGAGACCGACTTAGTGCCTGCGTCCGCAATCCCCTTCAGAGCCATGCTTTTGTGGATGGGTGTCTTCCCCATGGTTTTTCACCCCCTTTCTTGGTGTGTTTGTACGGTCAAAGTATTCTAGGACCCCGGCCTGCCTTGCTTCTTCAGCCGTGTCGATCGTGACGGCCATCTTCCTGCACCGGCAATGTGGGTGTGTATCAAAAACCGTCCGCGGCGAACCGCGTAATGGGAAAATCTTGTTTGCATGCACCCGGCAGACGTCGCAGGCGTCCGGGGCGATGATCCATTTTACAAACTCGATGCCCTGGAGAGCGTATTCTTCTTCGGCAGCTCGGTCGAACATCATGGCTGCTTCGGATCGGCCAAGCCGGCGCCAGTACCACCGTTTTTCGTCCAGTTGTCCAGCCAGCTCGTTTTGTAGGGAGGTCGCCCAACGCTCCGGATTATCCCCGACCGTCGCATGCCGTTCCATGATGTCGCGGCAGACGTCTTTCAGATTCTTGGCCTCAGTGGTTACGATGTCCATCCCCTGTGTCCGTAGCTGACGGACGTACTCAGTTGAGAAATCAAATTGGCTTCGAACCGTTGCATCCTCGTTAAGATCCCGCCGGATATCTTCGACTGCTGATTCAAACCCGGCCAGAGCAGCTGCGCGGATCAGCACGTCATAAAACGACGAATAGGCCGCCGTCTCCCCGATGGTGGCCGCCACGAATGCGTTGATTTCCTCTTCGACTACCTGCCGGATGTCTTCGATGTCGATGCTTTTTTGCACCGCCGACTTTTCCACCCGACTATCCATGAATTGGAACAGACGTTGGCGAACCTTTTTTAACTCGCCTGTCGTCTGGCGCTCAAAGGTACCGCCAATACGATCAATTTTCCTCGTATCTCGATCTTTTTGAGGAAGCCTCTCAGGGTCAATATCGCCATCAGAGTCTTTTGTTGCTCGCTTGAAAGTTTTTCCTCCTCGTTTCTTTTTCCGAGCTTCGATCATACTCTGAACAACCTCCGGCTCAATGTACCCCTGTTCCTCAAGGTCTCGTGCGATCATGATGTTTTGCAGGCGCTGTCCCTCAGCGCGAGCATTCGTCAGCTCTGCATTCGCCATTCCTTCGATATCCGCCAAAGAAACCTCATCCCAAACAATTTCATAATCGAGTGGATACCCACGGAATCGGCACCACCAATCAATTATATGAACGATTGCGGGCGTGATCATTTCTCTCCAGTCGTCGATCAGCGAAGTCAGAATATCAGCCTGAGTCTTGGACATTGATTCCCGGGAAGACCAGGAAAAGCCGAACACGAACGGCGGCAGTCCTGTTTTGGCAACGATTTGTTCTAGGATGTTCCTTACCGGAATCTCCATATCCAACTGTTTCGCATCGGCCCCTACAACCGAAACCTTCACATACGTTCCAAAGAAGTCTTGCACCTTGCCTGCTCTCGTTTTGGACATAGCTTCTGTCCAGGACTTCTTTGTCTTATCGATAAATTCTTGTGCATCTTTTGGGGCCACTCCGTCAGGGAAATTAAATTCAAGGCTGTATTTTAAGTCCCCGAAGCGTTCCCAGTTCCGGCCCGTTGCGTAGAAGACGGTCAGTAGAATATCTGCAAGAAACGGCAACCCTGTAAGCAGTCCCTTTCCATATGGATTTTCCGGCTCCGCCTCATATGCGGAGTAGACGATCCAGTCCTGAATGGGGTACGGAACGGGTTCAGGTTCCATTTGCTGATGCTCAGCCAGAATAAACTCCGTAGGGTCTTCGGTGCTTTTAACCACCACGACCTCCCCGCTGATTGGCAGCAATGCATAGATATCTGAACGCGATCTGTAAGGCACGATTTCAGCGGCACTAAAGCCATTCTGTAGAAGCGAATCCACAAAGGAAGAAACAAACACGTTAAATCCTTTGCCGACTTTGCCTACTTTCACGCCTTTGGCCCAGTTATCCCATTCCTTTTGCCTTCGAGAGTTTGGTGCCCCAAATCTTATTTTTGGGCTACCAATCAACCGACGCAGGTTTTGAATTCCTACACCGATAATGGGGATGCCATCCCGCATTTGCCGGTAAAGCTTCACTTCTACTTGATTCGGTACGTATGATCGGAGCGCATCAAACGGGTGGGCTCCACCACTTCGTGTTTGAACACTGGAGTGATTTTGCCCCTGCCCTCTGTTACTTTTCCGACGCCATGGAAGCCAGTCAAATAATCCCACACCTTCACCTCCTCTCAGCCAAACGAATGATTACAGGCTTTTAATGACAAATGGGCCTCGAACACCGGCACTGAATCTTTCAGCTGCTTCAAGTGCTGTATTGATCCTCTCTTCAGGCGGCTTGCCGTTTGTAGCGTACAATGCTCCATGGGCTATTTGGTCCCCGCATCCTGCAGCAGCAAACCCATCTGCCAGTCGTCCCACCTGATAATCCGAATCAATGTAGAACAACTCCCCACGATACCCTACTAGAAATTTACCGCCGCTTTCCTCCCCGTTATCACTCCGCGCGAAGCCGCCCTCTTTCAGGCACTTTCTTACCTCATCGACAAATGTCGTTACCATGTACTCATCTATCGGTATCCCTGGCATGTGATAGGGTGGCTTGAACTTATAACGCAGCAATTGGCCCATCCTAAAGGATGAGGTAAAACCCATGATGAAATCACCGTTGGTAAAAACCTTTTCGTCTGCACGGATATGCAAGTCATACCCGCCCACACCGGCGCTATCCCCGCCCATGTACACCTTTCCGTCATGTACCAAACCAACAATACAAGTCATCTTTCACAGCTCCTTCAAAATGGAAAAATCCCCGAAAACGGCTGATTTTGGCCGAATTTGAGGATTTCTTGCCAAGGTTACATAATAGCTATTATCGGGACCCAATTTACATACCACGGGAAGCTGTTCCTGCATCAAGGAATATGAAGCTTTTCTGCACTTCTGCAAAGGCTAAAACGACTGCATCCGCACGGTCTGGCGAGTCCAATCCGCGCTTCTTCATGTCTTCTTTCCTTTCAAGAGCGATTTTCCCACGGCTTGTCATTCGGTACTTCCGTTGCGTAAGCTGCGTGATCAGACGTTCGTCATTTGGCAGCTCCACCCCGTTTGGCCCTCCTTGCAGATGGCCGGAGAAGTTTTCTTGAAGAAGATTCCGAAGCATTGCCCAGCACTCTGTACCAAGGTTATCGTAATGCTCCTCTCCATCCCTGGACGGCCTTGCTCCGTTGTTGACAGGTATGACCTCCCAGTTCGTCAGACCTTCTTCTTGAATGATCTCGTTAAGACGATCGACTACACCCCCACCGACTCCGGTATCGTCAACTTTAATTCGGACCTGACAAAGCGCTGGACGTTCCCTGAGAAAATCCTTTGCTGTTTTTACACACCAGCCTGCCGTAACCATCGTGTCTTGCTTGTTATAACAGCGAAGGGGAAACACCTTCATGCCGATACGCGGCGCAATGACCGTTTCGTCATTACCAAAGCGAGCCACGTCAACGCCAAGGTGCAGAGTGTCGCCTGTCGGCTTCACTGTAGCACTGGCAGCGAGTTCGGCAAGTTCAAGCGCAATGAAGGCGTCGGCTTCCGCCTTCGGAAACTCGCCGTAAACCCGGACACGTACGACATCAGACTCAGCCCCATACTTGTCGATGAGCATCTGAATGTTTTCCTTGCTCGTCCGCTTACTATTCCGACTGTCGACCCTATGCGTACGGAAACGGCTCCGGTCCCGGTTGTGCGAGTCATAAAAAACCCCGCTCGTTCGAGTAGGGTTTCCGCACATCAAAAGCTTATTTTCATCCCCGGAAAGAGTACCGAGAATTGCCTCCATGATCGGATCGGCAACCCCGGAAGCCTCGTCCACGATAAACAGCATATAATCCTCGTGGAAGCCTTGCATATTTTCAGGCTTCGTTGCTGTTCGAGCCGTGGCAAACCAGCGTTCCTCATGACCGATCATATAAATCTTCGTCTTGGTCCATTTCAGCAGATTTTTCACCATGGAGCTCTCAAGCCATTTGGCGATCTCTGCCCAAAGCACATCATGAAGCTGTTGCCTGGTCGGTGCCGTACAGATTACCTTGGGATTAGGCCGGCAGCAAAGGAACCATATCACGAGGGCTGCTTCAAAGGCTGTTTTACCAACGCCCTGACCGGAACGAATACTTACCCGCGGGTAGGCAGCCACATCAGCCATAGCCTCCCGCTGCCAATCGTCCGGGTCAAAGCCAAGCATATCCTCCGCAAATGCGACCGGATCATCCCAGTAAATATCAAGGAGAGAAATCAGGTCAGCGACAACATTATATGGTTTACTCATCGGCCCTCACCTTACGTCTACGCTCTGCAATTTCTTTCAAGGAATCAGTCCAACTTTGTGTTGCTCCGGCACCGCCTTGGAGTTTTTGTAGTTCAATCTTCATGATTTCGATGCGTACCTCTTTTTCCTCGTCAATCATTTCCATGCGGTATTTCAAGTCTACCCATTTCGCCTTTTTGTCCTGAACACGGGTCAGGGCCTCTTCAATTCGCAGGATATCCTCGATTGCCCGAGTCTCTGTCTCCTCCAGCTCAGTAATCACAAGCTCGTACCGTTCTCGATTAAAGACAGTTGTTTTTCCTGTTTTCTCGTCATGGACAGCGATTGGATCCTTGATTGCCTTACGTTCCTGCAGTACACGCCTTCCCTTTTCGGTTAGGCCACTTGCTAACCGCTGGATACGGAGTAACATACGGCGCTCCCGGAGCGATAGCATCCTGATTGTTTCGTCTGCCTGATAGATCGGGTCAGTGTCAATCTGCTCATAGAGTTGACGCTCATCATCGTCCAAAGCGTCCAGCCATATAGTTTCATATTCTCCCGTTTTAAGAGCCTTTTTATTTCGAGGCGGACCACCATTCCCACCCCGGTTCCCGACAGAGTTTTTGTTCCCTTTCGGAGCACCATGTCCGGCAGCATTTTTGTTTCCCAATGGAGGGCCCGCCCTCTTCTTCTTGGATGCATCCTTTTGGGAATGGGATGCATCTGTTGAGTTTTCGGATGCATCCTTACTCCAGCCTTGTCGTTGCTTTCGACTCTTGATCGTTGGGTATTTGATTCCGTACTTCTCTGCCAAGTCTGACAAGGAGATCGGCGTCGTTTCGTACTCGCGTCTGATCTCGTCCCAATTGATTGCCACTACATGATCACCACCACCTGATTGTTTGTGTTGGTTTTTACAACTCACACCTTTGCAACTCTATATCAAGCTCGATAAGCTTCTTCAAGTCATCCACCGTTTTAATTTCGATGTGGCCCGACTGGAAGTCTTTCACCCACTTCCCAATTGCGGCTTTCACGACTTTCCTATACTGCTCCTTGGATTCCAAGATTCCTTGGACGACTTCGACCTCATGCTGTATTAGAAGATCATCAGAAACAGAATAAGAACATCCGTTTGCATTTTTCATTGAGACACCCTCAGCTTTCCTGTAAAATGGAAAACGAGATAGCGAGTTGAGGAATCTGCGGCCGCAGGGTTTCGCTATCTCAGCCGGGGGTGTCCCGGTATGGATGGGAGGGCGTTGGAGCGTCCTCCCTTTTCTTTTATGCTATGGAAAGCCACTGATCATAGATTGCAGACGCTATCCCTTTCATCATCAACGGTGGGACAGACATACCGCAAACATATTGAACATCCGCACCCATAAAGTCGTAGTCACGCGGGAACGTCTGAATACGAATGATGTCCATGTCGCTGATGTAATAGGGCTCATCATATCTGATAAAGCAAGAATTGCTCGCAATCGTGTTTGGTACGCGGTCATCCTTTACCAAAATAGAGTTGAAATTGCTGACCTTACCGTTGATTCGTTCTGTGATATCCCCAAAACTATCGTCCCGA